AATACAACGGTCTTTTTATTGAGATGAAAGTAAAGCCCAATCGAGTAAGCCCTGACCAGCATCAGGTACTAAAGCAGTTAAACCTAAACGGCTACTACGCTTGTGTCTGCTGGAGCGGTCAAGAAGCTCTAGAAACCTTAGATAAGTATCTTAAAAATGAAATATAGCTATAACTTTTTTAAGCATGGAGATCCGAGGGAATCAAAGCAGTCTAAGTATAAAACCCTATCCGAAGCTAAGGTAAGCACTACTCCCGAGATGCACCTATGGTTAGCTGTGCTAGAGAGAGCTATCTACGATTACTGTCAATTCGGAGACTTTATCTGCCGGCGTACCAGCGCTCTTAAAAAATCTGGTCACTCTAAATGGAAACTTAGATCTTTTAACGATGTGATGCGAAACTATAGATACCTAAGATCCTTTCTTTTTGAACCTGAGCCACTCTTATTTAACGCTCAACTAATCTGGGAAATAGCGATTCCTGCAGAATGGGAGGAAGCAATAGATAAAGCTAGAGAGCTAATTCAAACTACTCACGATAAGAATATCAGCATGTATGCTGCTGTGCCCATTGTGGCTGAGTTTTTACCGATCTATGAAAAGGAAACAGGAAAGATAGTCACACCGATAGCAGTGGATGACGTTGATTTAGATGATTATGTAAAGCCGCCGCTAAACTTTAGACAACGGCTTACACGAAATAGAAACTAGCGCTTCTTTTCTTTAATCGACCAAACTTGAGCAATGCCATAAAGCACTGCAGCTTCCGCTATCGGCGTTACAGTCTTTGCTAGATCATCAGTCTGCTGTTGCGTTACTCCGATTGAAAGTAAAGCTCCGGCTGCTAGCGTTATAACGTGTCGCACGATTGATTGAATGATAAGTGACATAACACTCCTCCTTTCTTAATAATCTCCCTGCTACTATACTTACAGTCTCTTTTCCTTGGGTCTACAAAATAACCCCTTCTGATACAGTTATACATCGGCTCCCAGTAATGCCTAAATAAGCATTGCTTAGTATAATCCTTAAAAACCGCTAGGTTAGTTACTCTACCGTCTTCTCCGTCTAGGTCTGCTATGCAGTTATCATCCTTAAAACTAGGAGTAGAACCGTGTTTCTCGCAGATTGTATTCTTTAGACACCGCCGACGATAAACGCTATCAACCAAAGCACAATTAGGAAGTAACCGAGCTGTATAATTATGCAACAAGCGCCGAGCGGCTCCTGACAAATCACATTCCAAACACGGACTAACGTAGCAAGATACCGGCGCTGTGGCATTGTCTAACCTCCTCTTAAAGCGCTTTACTACCCTTCTATACTTAGTTAGTAATCGCCTATTTCTTTTAACAATCTTTCTGCTGGCTGTCTTTACAGTCTCACCAGCGAACACCTCATAACTACCGCATCTTCCGTTCCTGAGGCAAGGAGAGTTGGTTAAATGTACTCTAAGCACTACCGGCTTTTCTTGTCTCAATAACCTCTCACCGCACCTACAACCTTTTGCAAACGTATTCTCAAGCCAGCCAGTGTAAATGGTATCTACACTATCAAAGCTTTTAATCGTTGCCTTGCAATTCCACTCCGGTGAGCACAACCCAAGATATGACAACCCCGCATCGGCGTCGGCTAACCTGGGGAGCAGTAGTAGTAAAAAAAACCATCTCACTTAACTAGTTTATCTATCTTAGAATCAATCTTATCTACTTGTTGTTTAATGTACCTTAGCTCCGTTTGTACTACAGAAACGTCGCTTTGAACGTGATACCTGGCTTGCTGGAGGTCTTCTAAATGAGACTTAACACCGCGATAATCCCAGCCCATTAAAGCAATAAGACCGCCTATAGCGCCCTTTACCACAATATCAAACCAATACTGAAACTTATCTATATCAGCCATAAGTAAAGCCCACTCGCACTATAAACTCTGTTGGCTCCTCAATTATACTAAGAAGCTTTCTAAGCGCTACTCTACTCTTTAGTATCGCTCGCATACCATTTAAGCCACCGAACTCCGTACCAATAAGGATGCAGCCCTTAGTATCTGCTGAGGTATTGCCGGCATGGATTAAAATATGGTCTCTATCTTTTACTCCTTCGACTAAAAGAGTTTTGCCAAAAGTAGGAGAGTCGTGCGGTCTTACAACATAACGCCCGATCGGAATACAGCTAATGTTACGCTCGTTATTTAGCCACGGTTTTTCTATCGTAACAAACTTTGGCTCGTCATTAACCACAAGTATGCCAAAAGTACTGGTAGGATATTGCAAACACCGCTGTAAGATTAACGGCTTCACGCTAACTCTCAATATTATAAATTACATCTATATTTGCGAAAAAATTAGTATCAATCGGTATCAAACTGTAATCGGTGTTAAATATTCGTAACTCAGTACCTCCGTTTCCAAATATTCCAATCATGCCGACTAAGCTCGATCCGCCAATATTTCTCAACATTGCTGGACAAATAGTTTGATCCTCTCCGTTATCGGCCGTAAAAGGGAGCTGTATCGCAATATATTGCGACGCTGCGCCTGCTAAACTTAACGTGCAATAACTAGTAAACTTAATTGTCGAGGCGGACAAATAACGATAGTTGGTATCAGTATTTGTTATTAGCGAAATTGTTCCCGATGCGGAGCCCCAGGTTGGAGTAAAATCTATCTGCGTCGAGGAAAAGGTAGGGTTATGCAAAATAAACTCGGTGCCGTTGTAAGTAACTCGATATGCTTGTCCCGAACATAACTCGCCTTTTGCTGGCCTTCGTCGTGTTGTACCACCACTTGAACTAAACTCAATATAAATATCTTTTGCACCCAAACTATTCACGTTTAATGTACCACCGCTATCTGCGCTCATCAACGCATGGCATAAAAAATCGAAAGTCATGCCAGTAAAATATGCACTTGGAGTTGGTGTAAGAGTAACCTCATAAGCTGGCTCTGTTCCGGTTGAGGTTACGGCTTTTGAAACATCTAGCAGTTGACCATATGAAATATATTGATCGCTAGCCGTCGCATTAGCTACACCTGTATGCTTAAAGCCGCCCATCGGAAGATTTGCAGTCGGAGAGTTTTGCCCACCTTTGTTTATCGTCTCGTTGATTCCCGCTGTAGCAAGGTCATTAAAAGCAGTATCCATAATACCACTCTCTATACCTGTTCCGGCCGCCTCATCATCTTGAAAGCCAGTTGTACCGTCTATTCTTGTAAATGTTCCACCGCTCCAAACCATATCTTACCCTCTTAGATTCTTATCCCACCAGCTTGCAGCATTAGCAGCTATCTTATCCCTTCTCGCTATAACTTCTCTAACATACCGTAAAGTCTCATCTGGAGCGCCTGTATATCTGACGATATTTGCCCAAGTCTGATCTCTACCTTGTTTTTTAAGCTTGTTGAGCGCTTTTTGTACACTACCTGGCCCCCAGTTATAAGCAGCTAAAGCTAACTCCTCATCATCAAACTTGTCTTTCATTTGCTTATAATATCTGGTGCCGCCGTCGATGCTTTGTTCTGGATCAAACCTATCTTTGATCCCTAATTCCTTTGCTGTAGCAGCCATTAACTGCATTAAACCGCCAGCTCCTTTAGCGCTTTTAGCTTTTATTTTCCCCTTACTTTCCTGATAGATCATGCTTTGAATGATTGGATCTTCTTGAGTAAAGCGCTCTATCTTTTGCTGTTTTGTAGCGCCTGCAGTCAATGGCTTATAGCTAGCCGGTGTCTCTTTTGTTTCTGTTGGTTGGCGCTTTTTAACCGCATCGAGCAGCTCTTGGAGCGCATCTTTCTTAACCTCTTGCCCTGCTGCTACTGCTAAAGCGTCGCTAATCATACGCCCTCGCTCCTCTCGTTCTTTCTTAGCTTGCGGTACTTCCTCAAATGTTTGCTGATAGAATCTCTCGCCAGCTCTGCCTAGCGTCTGAGGAGCAGCTTCTAGGATCTGACCAATCGCCGGCGCATACTTTTTAAGCGCCGGATCTGCAAATACATCAGCTAGCTCTCTTTTGGCTTCAGGTATTCTTGCTAAGGTCATAGCTCCGCCGATTAAAGCGGGTATAGGATTACCGCTCTGAGTTGAAGCTTGGATAGCAGTACCAGCCCCTCCTGTTGTTCTCATGCTCAAGAAACCGTCTTCTATAATATCGCCGCCTAGCTCGGAACCCATCCTAGTCCTAAATATATCTCTAAGCTCCGCTGCTTTTCCAAACTGAGTATTTAGCCCTTTGACTATCTCTGGCGCTGTTTCAGGTAGCTTGCCAAGCTCCGCCCCTTTCGCTAAACGGTCTTCTATCTCTTGTCTTAGATCTTGTCGTACTACCTTCTGTACCGTTGGTCTTAGTGGTGAATTGTCAAAGGTATAGTTAAGCCCTATCTTTGCCTCTTGCAGATCAAGAAGATCGCCGCCTCTTCTCATCTGGCTTATGATAGCGTCCCGCTCGGCGTAAATCATTTCTATGGCTTTCTCTCTTCCCTTACCGCTTATGGAGTTTATATAGCGCTTAGCATGCTCATCAGTAAAATCAGGGAATGGTTTTAGCTTAGGATTGAACTCCTCAAGAACTCCTTGAATTTCACCGCCAAGCTCTTTAGCGTAATCATTTAAGCTAGTAACATTCTCTAACTTATCTGCCTTTTGCTTTATCTTACCGAGGTTTTCAAACTCTCGAATAGTTTTCGGCAAGCCCATCTCGTCTATACTTGCGGGAACAAAACCTACCGATTCTTGTTTTTTTAAGAGTCGCTTAACATCTGCTCCTGTTACGTCAAAGCTAGAGAGAAGTAACCTATCCGACTGCCTTCCGGCCGCTGAAAGCGCTCTGCCTAGCTGTGTACCTCCATACGACGCTATGCCGCCAGTTGCACCACCTATAACTGCTGCTTTAAGCTTGTCGCTCCCTGTTCCTTCCGTTCGGATATAACTCTCTAGCGCTGTTTGTACCGACGGTCTAGCTAGTAACTTAGTAGCACCTGCTGCAAATGGCTTTGACTCTATAAACCTGCCAACGGCCGCCGCTGGCTTAGCTATCCTTTCGGCTGCCAAAAGCTTTTGTATTTGTGGAGCCGCCGAAGTTGCTTTTCGTACCGCTACACCACCCTTACCAACGGCTCCTAGAGCTCCTAAAGGATTTAAGAGCAAACCAGAAGCTAATTCTGTACCCAGCGCCGCTACAGGGTACTCTTCCTCAAAAGCTCGCTGAGATTGTCTTATGCCAGCTAATTCCTCGGCATAGCTTTTTTCTGTAAACGGCGCTCTAATACCTGCTTCTAGTTGTTGCGATAAACCAAAGGTAGGGCCAGCAGCAACGGATCGAGCCAAACCTGTTCCGACCTCGCCCGCTGATAAACCCTCCGGCTGAATGTACTTAGATACATCCCCAAAGCTTTCTAACATCGCTAAGGTATCTTCATCAAAAGCCATCTATAACCCCGCCATCCTTCGGTATTCTCTAATTTCTATCAGCTCCTCTTGAGTCAAATTAGCAATACCTTTTGCTACTAACTCTGCAATTCTAGCTTTTACTGCATCCATGCTACCGCCGGCTGTTGGCGCTACCATTTGAGGAGCTTTTCTTTGTTCCGTATCGCTAACTACTTGCTCTTCTTGCATACCCGCTATAGCTGGCGTAGCAGTAGGAATAGCCCTCTTGCTTATCGCTGCAGCTTCAGGAGTAGGAGCTAGAGCACTTGCCAAAGCACTACCACGCTCGGGAGCTACCGCCTCTGGAGTTGTGGCTACTGCTTCTGCTACTCTTTGCTCTTGCTGTCCGAATTGACTTCTAATCCTATCAAAAAACGTATCAGCAGGTATCTCTCTCCTCGCAATGCCCCGAATAGCGCCTGCAAAATCAAAGCCGCTTGGAAGCTCCGCTCCAGGAATGACCCCTCTTTCATTAACCATTTGATCATAACTCTCACGGCCAAGACCACCGGCAAAACGTGACTTAATATCCGCTAGTACATCTTCCGAATCTCGGTTAATTGACTTAGCAGCATCCTTCGCAGCCGACTCTAGCATATTATTAAAAGTCTCTTGCCGTCCGTTGTATGCTCTTTCCACTAGATCCATAATCTGCGTTCGATTCTGTAAGCTAAGCTCTCCCTCGCCGGTCATTATGTTTTTTAATTTGTTGTACTCAAGATTTAACTTACCAGCCGCCGACTTAACCGCAACCTCATCGCCCTCACGAACCGCCAGCCCTGGCTCCAAAATCTGTACCGCTGCCACGACAAAATCTCTACTACTCATAGCTTGCTGATTAAAGACCGCTGGAGCTATTCGTTTTATGATCTCTTCTGAGTTTTGTACCGCATTAAATATGCTCTTACCTTGGAAGCTTTTTCTTTTGCCGTCTAATATGTTTTCAGCTTTTGTACCATACCCTGCCACCCCTGTAGGAATCTTACCTGCTTTTACATCTTCATATGTTAAGCCAAGGTCTTTTGCTTTTTCTAACTGAGACTGTCTCTGAGCTTCTACATCTGCAGCTCTTGCCGTTCTCTTTGCCTCCATTTGTGAGAGATAGTTTTGCAGGTCTAGTTGGCCAAATACTTTTGCTAATCTTGGCTGCTCCTCGAGGAGCTGCGCTCTGCGCTCGGAGGTCATGCCCCCAGCAAGCATTTCCGTTATCGCTCGGCTCTGAGCTATATTTCTCTCATCAGCTTGCTTTCTTGCTTGATAGCCGAGAAGCCCCGAGAGAAGCGCTCCTCCTAGCACCGTTCCGAAGTTTTCCCAGTTGTTACCGTAGGGATCTACTGCAGCCGGTAAAGCGCTAGCTATTCCACTGGCTGCTATGCCATATGGTGTTTCTATTGGCTTATACTGAGAGCCAAATAATGCTGCTAGTAAATCTACACCTTCTGCCATCTTCTTAACTCATTAAACTACTAGTTACACCTACACCGATGCCCTGACCAATGCCAGTTAAAAACGCTCCTCCAGCGCTAGGGCCTTTTTGCTGATTCTCGCCCTGAGCTGCAGCCGCATCGTAAATTAGATCTCTCTTGTAGCCATACTCTGCAGCCATCAAAGCAAACGGATCTGGACTTCCTCCCCTTGCCGCTAACTGCTTAGCTAGTTGTTGCTTCTCGAACTCTCGCTGTTTTTGAGCTTCAATAGATCCAAGTTGACCAGTATAGTACCCTTGTAGCGCTTGTAGTTGCGCTGTTGGTACTTGATACTGAGTTAAATCTTGCTGGAATCGCTGCTGCTGTAATTGTCGCCCAAGATTCTCGGCTTGATACATTGCCTGCTGTCTAGCTTGACTCTGATTCTGATAGAGTTGCTCCCTTAACCTTTGAGCTTGGGCGCCTGTAGGATCTAGCCCTCTTTGAGCTATAGCAGCTTCTATTGCTTCGTTTTGCCGAGCAAACTCTGGAGCAGTCTGCGACTCAAACTGACCCATCACGTTTTGATATGCCTGCTGGTAGGTATCCTCATAAGCGCCTGGCTGGAAAGCTCCCTGCTGTTGTAGCGCAGCTAGATAGTTTTGAATGTTTTCACCAGCTCCAGTCTGTATTTGCCCTATTTGCTGTTGTGGTGACATCTCGGCAAAAGGAGTCTCTGCCACTTCACCACCTGCCGCTTCTAATCTTGAGCGTAAATCAGCTAAACGAGGATCATTAGGATCTCGCTTGCTGAGATAATCTATTCTTCTCTGTAACCGCTCTGGGCTAGCTGCCTTTTTAGGACTTCGCCCCATTGCTCCTTTTCTCTTTGGCATTATATCTGTCCTCCAACGTCAAACCGAATCTCAAAGCCAAACAGATCAAGCGGCTTATCTTTATACTCGCCAGCTAAAGTAATACTAGCGCAATGTCCTTGTCCCTTAGTAGCAAATCTATCATATATATAATCGACGCTACTACTCCAATTACTACCCCACGGTGTAAAACCTGCATCGCCGGCTACACTACCAGCAGCGCTCCAATGCGTATAAGTACCTCCCGAGCTTGTTGTAATAGTCTCATAAGGAGCAATTCTTTTGAAATCGGTCGATAACCCAACCTTTAGACCCGTTCCTCGAATGGTCTTGAGGAGCGGTCTAACATCCTTAAAAGCTTTGTAGTTGCCTCTTGTTCCATAGAAGCTAAATGCTGTCTCTATTTTCCAGTTAATCGGCTGACTATTATCGGCGTACTCATGCTCCGCCTGAAAGACTTTGCCATTCGCACTACCGTAATAGGGGTTACCGTTAGCTATTGATAAACTCAAACAATCGCCGTCATCATCTTGGTGAAACTTTGTCCAAGCGCCAGTAGAAAGAGAAAAAACAAGTAGATAAGCTTTGGAGTTGCTGTAAGGAACTTGCACATAAACCCTCCGCCCCGCTGGGAAGAAAGACCCCTGCCACCTTGGAGAAAAGCTAAGAGTTTGAGCTGCAGCGCTAATTAAAGGATTAACTAACCGGCTTACTGTTTGATTAGCTTGCTCTGGATCGGCTTGGAACAGAGCGCTAACCGGCACTATTCCTTGCTCGGTCAAAATCCAAACATCTTGATTAACCCTGATAAATGCTCGATACCCTAACGGTTTACCGATAAAGTATCTAGCAACTATACTCCAATTTGTGGGATCGTCGCCTGCGTATGCTAGAACTTCGCCTTGACTACTCACAGCTAAAAACAAATCGGCGCTGGTTTGTGCCGTTTGATTAGTGTAGCTTCCGCCGAATACTAAAAATCCGCCCTTAGTAAAAGCAAAAGATAAATCCTCGAGCGTAACGCTATTACTACCTATAGTATTGACTTTGCCATACCACAGATTAGCGCTGTTTTTCTCGACAAAATATATTCGATTCTTGTAACTGTTTACGTTGATCAAATCAGCTAGAGTTACACCAGTGTAGGTACAATCCGCTATTGTGCCTGTAAGACTGTTATATACTTTAACGGTATCACTGCCGTTAGCCATATAAAGTCGGTTAGAATAAACTTCAGTCTGCCAAGCGCTATTAGTTATAGTTATTCCCAGATCGGTTAGAACACCGCTAGAATTAACCTTGAATACCTTATCATCTGCCGAAACAATTAGCTCGAAGTCTCCGTTGACCAACGGCATAGTAGCAACGGTCTGAACAGTTACACCCTCAAGAGTATCAGCAAACTCCTGGTAGCCCTTTCTAAGAACAGGAGCGCTACTTTCCGGAATTATATTGATTAACTCCAAAGCCCGAAACGGCTCCATCTGATCAATGGGGCTAACTAGATCCAGCCCTCCATACGGCGCTGGCATTGTAATACCTTGAACCGCCATTACTCACCTTAGAAAAGCTTTCTGATTCCTCTAGCTATTGGATTAAAACCACCTACTGCACCGCCTAATGTTTGAGCAGGATCGTACCCTCCAGCCATACCGCCTAAAGCTTGCCCTGGGTTATAACCACCGGCCATACCGCCTAAAGCTTGCCCTGGGTTATAACCACCGGCCATACCGCTAGGAACTCCATAAGTTGGAGCTGGCATACCGTTAGGTAAATTACCTAGTCCTTGCCCCATACCACCAGCTAAATCAGTAGGGAGTTGTCCTAAATTAGGGGTCATGTCTACTGTGTTAGGATTAAAAGGGATACCTTGGCCGAGTCTATCCCTGAACATAGCAATCTGCTCTGGACTTAATTGGAGCGGATACGGCTGGAAACCTCCTGGCGTTGACGGAAGCCCAGGGAACCCTCCGAGCTGTTGCCCTGCTTGTTGCGCTGCTTGTTGCGCTCTGTAATCCTCTACGCCTCTTTGCTGTCTTGCATCTCTTCTAGCTAGGTACTGCTGTCGGCGCTGTTGCCTTGCGGTAAGCTCTGGCATCTCTGTTGGCTGAGCTTGCACTTGGCCGCCTGGTCTAAACTGCCTACCTCTTCTTTCAAGGTATTGCTGTCGGCGCTGTTGCCTCGGTGTTAGCTCTGTTAGTCCTCCTCCTGTTGGAGGTCGTCTCATCATTCCTCTAGCCATCTTATAACTCCGCTTTCTTACCTTGCTTTGTTTTGTTATATGCCTTTTCTAAAGCCCCTCTAACTGAGTTAGCTTTAACTAAATTACCGCTTGCATCTCTGTACATACCAGCGCTTAATCTGTTTACTTGCCCTGCTTCTGGTCGTACCTCTCGCACCTGTTCTGGCTCCGCACCGTCGGGAGGTACTAGCGTAGTAGCTGCAGTCAATAAACGCTCATACTCTGGCTGTTCTATTCTGCCTTCTGCTAAACCTTGATCTAAGTTGCCCTTAATAAGATCAAAAGTTATGCCTTGTTGAGCGGCAAAATGCTTCATATTTGCCATAGCGATATTCGGATCGTCGCCGGCATTACTTAAAGCACCTCTTACAAACATTCTGCCCAAAGAACGATTGTTATCGCCAAGAAAGCCATAAGCAGAAACTAGAGCATCAGATAACTGCACCGTTGGTTCGTATGCTGTTGGATTAGCTTCAGCCATTTCCTTCATTGCACTAGTTTTTAATACTGATCCGTCTTTACCAAAATCGGTTGTAGATCCATCTGCCAAAGTACCTTGCCAGTTTTCGTCTAAAACGCCTCTTTCTTGTAAAGCACCTCTCACGCTATCTCGACGCATCTGCCCTTTATCTTTTGAACTGCCCATGTATCGACTAGCAATAATACCTACAGCAGCGCCTATAATCGTTCCTACCACCGGCACTACTGAGCCAGCCATAGCGCCCGCTGCCGCTCCACCAGCTACGCCCGCAGCACCACCAGCTAAACTTGCTAAGCCAGCAGCACCTAAACCGAGCGAAAGCCCACTCATAGCACCACTTACACCGCTAGCTATATCTCTCTGCTTGCCTTCGGCCATAGAGCCAGTTATATCGGCGGTCTTTTTAGCACCGTATAAACCTGCTGCTATTTGAGCGCCTGGCACTAAATAACCTCCGAGCGCCTCTGTTGCCCCTGTTTGAGCTGCAGATCCTAAAGCACCGGAAGCGGCCAAGTTAGTAGCTCCACCCACTCCCATTACCCCAGCGCCGGTATAGTCGCCACTCTTGTACGCCTTATACGCACTAGCTAGCTGCGCTGCTCCTGCCGCACCCTGTAGCACCTTCCCAAAGTCTATAGAGTCAAGAAACCCTGGCTCTTGTAAACTCTCTGTAGGCACTACCGCTTGCCCTATAGATCCGTCAGCTTGAGTACTTACATCTATTGCAGTAAAGCCCTCTGGCACTTCAGCGCCTTGTATTGGAGTATAGAACTTATCTGCTTGCACCATTTCTTGAGCGCTACTAAACCCTGTCGGAGCCGTAGTTGAGCCACCTCCTAGCGCTTCTGCTAGCTTGGCTCCTCCCTCTGTAGTCTTTCCTGCAGCTTCTGCCGTTGAAGTCAAATAATCATAAGCGGCTACAGTACCAACCCCTCCGACTACCTTGCCGCCTGTTTGCGCTAAGCCGGCATTTCTTTGCCCTCGAGCAGCCCTTCTAGCTTGATCTCTTTTAGCGCCTGCAATACCACCCTCACCAAAAGCCATTTCTGAAGCTTCTGGCCCCGAGTATCCTTGCCTTCTAAGCTCTTGATACCGAGCTAACATTTCTGAATAACTTGCCATAATTACAACGGTGTCCCAAATCCTATTTTACCACCCCTACCATAAACTTCTAAGGTATCCTCACCGCCGGCGAACATAGTCTTAGAAACCTTCTGCCTTGCAAAATCATCAGCTAGCTTTTCTTGGAATCGAGGTAGTATTGTAGTCAAGCCGTGAATCTCGGCAAACCTCTCTAGTATTCCCTGCTCAAATGTCTTGGGATTAAAAATCGTGCTATCTGAATCAGCTAAAAACTTTGAATAACTGCCGTCAAAATACGTCCAAGTAAGAACGCCATCAGAAGCACTTCCGCTAGTGTGAGTAGGAGGAGTAGCGCCTGCTGTACCTCCAGTGGCTGTTGTGTAGTAATTTCCGTTGTAAATACAGTAGCTACCGTTTCCAAAGCTTTGCCCGCTTACCCATTTCTTCGGTGTAATAGTACGATCCGAAACGTACTCAAAGATAATAGTATCTGTAGAGGCGTTGCTAGCTGGGAGTATTTCTAGCCGGCTATCTGTAATCCCTCGGATCTGAAACTCATCATAAATAGTAGGATTTAGTCCGTAACCTTTTCTATCAGCATACGTTTGCTCTGAGATAGCTCCTGACAATCGCCACCGAGAAGACTGATTCCAGAACGTATCATAGTGGTAACTTGAGAAGTCATTCGGGAGATTGTAAGAAGACTGCCCAGCCACTAGAGTTATACTGGCACTCTTAAACATCTTATTCCAAAGATAGCTATTAGCCATCTCCTGATTTACCCGATTAGCGATTGCCAGGAGCTGTTTTGTTGTGGTGTCGTTATTGCCAATAACAGAAGCGCCGATAGTATATCCGGCTTCATCTGCTACGGCTTGTATGCTTTCGATAAGAGTCGTCATTCCACCTTTCTACGTCGTTTCCGTTTTACCGCTAGTATATCACTATCTGGATCGGTCTCTGCTACATCTAATTTGAGATCTGTCCCTTCCGTAGCGTTAATTCTTGCTATTAAAACCTCTAGCTTTTCCTCGAGGGATTTGCTGCGCTTTCTTTCGGCTTCTACAGCTTGCTCTAGCGCTACTACTCGAGACTGATCGCTCTGTGAGTTTTCTACCCACCTCTTAGCAACATCACAAAACCTACCTAACGTCCCTAACTTTTGCTTTGCAGCATCTGGAGCTTCTGCTAGCTGCTCAATGGTATGGAAGCCGATATGCTTAAACTCTCTAGCTGCTGAACCAGGAATAGCGCTCCACTCGTCTATTGGAGTACCTTTTAACCCTAACTCTATGCCAGCTTTCCAAGCTTCGTACTGCTCTCTAAAAACACCCTCTTTATCTCGTTTTTCTACCGCTCGAACGGTTTCATCCATGCCGCCAAACTTAACCCAAATGGTCTCTACCTCGTCATAAACCGGCATTCCTTCAGCAGCGCTCTTTAATGGATTCTCTCTGTACTCTAAAGTAAAGCGTACATTTGCTCTATGGAGCGGATTTCTACCGCTATTTCTTTCTTCTAATAACTGTGCGTAATCTCTCATCTTTATTATCTCCCAAAATAAAGTAGGGGAGGTTTCCCTCCCCTTTTATGCCGGTTAATTAACCGTCAAATAGCCAGTAGATTTGACCTCTACTGTTCCAGCGCCTGTAAGCGTTGTAAGCCCGACTACGTTCTTAATAAGCGTAGTAGAAGCATCATCAACAACACCAGCAGTCGCCGTTGTTTGTAGGTTAGCATCAGCAGCGTAAGAAGCAGCGGCTTTAACCTTAATTCCGCTTCCTACTCCACCACCAGCTACGCCTCCAACCCATACCCATAGGTATTCATTGTCAGCAGCAGCTACCTGAGCAATACCTACCTGCAAGTTATTACTACCAGCGTTGGTAGTCGTAAGCATAGCAGCTTGCCCATCGTCGCTAATCTTTACCGCAGCATATTGATCTATAGCTCCATCAGCTTGAACGAAGATAAAATCTCCATGCTTCGAGCTACCTAGATCGCCAACCACCGCCGGCAATCCATCATCCGCTGTTGTAAATGTCTTAGTGTAATTAACACCAAATGATCCTGATTTACTCATTTCTCTACCCTCCTTATGCGTAAATTACAGCTTGAAGCGGCGGAGCCGAGCAACACAAGTTAGCTTCCAGAATAATGATCGAGAACATTGCGTCCTGATCTACTGGTCGCTGCATATCTGGCGTTAGCGGCTTGAAGTCTGCGTCACGAACCATATCGAAAGTGATATACTCCGTATTTAGCAAACGGCAAGAATTAGTCTCAAGGACAGCGGTACCGAAACCACCGTCAAAGACAAAATCTACACCATCATAGTTGAGCAAACGAAAGCCCGCTTCTCCCTTCTTCTTCGGCGCTTGGATACGCTGAATAGCAGTAAGAGAGCTGTGTAGGTACTTCCACGCTGTTCTATCCATTACACCCAAATCCGGCATTTCATCGCCCCGAGTTACTTGGGAGATAGTATCCGTGATGGTTTCTTGGATATTAGTAGCTGACATTGTTACGTTTACAGCTACGTTTCTTGCAAACGTATTTGTAGAACGATCAATACCACCGTAAGTACCAGCAGTTGGAGAAGTTGAGACCATCTTTTTAAGACCGTCTAGCTCCAATCCGCCAGCTCCTGTACCGTCACCCCGAAGAGAGTTAGATACGTTGTTTTTAAGTCGAGAAGTAGCTGCCTTAATCTTAGCTTCCACTAGATCGAGTAGCTCTGCCTCACCTCGGTTAGCTCGTCTCTCACGACCGTTGATAGCTACCGGCTCATATGCTTGCTTAACTGCAAACTGGAAAGCCGTTAGATCGTCGGAAGCCGTAAGATCAAACGCACTGTAACCCGAATACCAATTACCTACAGCGCTATCGTTGTACATAACTGGCTTTCGGAACTCATAACCACCGCTCTTGCGAACGATGTTCCCCTTCTCCGTTAGTGTACGTAGAACAGGATGGTTCCCTAGAACCAAATCTGCAATGGCATCGCTCTGATCAAACAGCGTCGCTACCAATGCTTCTTGTATATTAGCCATTTCTTACCCCATTATTAAGACCTACAGCTCGCTTAATCTTCGCCGTAGATTCTCTCTTATGTCTTTTACGTCTATCTTCGGGGGAGCGCTACCTACACTGCCCGAAATGCTTTTAGTAGCTTTTTTAGCTCTAGCAGTCTGCGCCTGTTGTGCTTTCACATCTCTAGCACCTGTAAGCTTTCGCTCGAGGTCGCTGAAGATTGGATCGCCCTTTACCACATAGTTATACGCTGTCTCAAGAACCTCTTGAGAGGAGCGCCCACCCTGTTGGCTTAGAGCCGACACTATAGGAGCCATTCTCTCTTCTAGCTGCGCTGCCGTCTGTGCATCGGTAGCTGTAAAGAGAGGTTTACTCTGCATAAACTGTTGTACACTACCTAGGGTTTGTACGGCTACCTCTTTTTCTCGCTGCTCCTCCAGCATGCGGCTGATCCTCTCCTCCGCTATGGATTCTGCCTCTTCCCTAGTAAGGTAATTGGCATTAGGAGCTGGCTCTTGCCTTGATACCTCCCCAGGTATTGGCGCTCTATCTAGTAGGTCATCTACCGTCAACCCATAAGCATCTAACCAATCTAGCGCCGTATCCACTGGATTGCTCTGCATAGCCATATCCCACTCGATCGACCGATCAAATACATCTTTAGCGCTTATGCCGGTCTTACTGTAGTGATCTCGGTGCTTATTGTAGGTCTCATAAAATGGCTGAGTCTCATTCTGTAGCTTTTCTAGCTCTACCCTTCTCTTTTCGTACTCTTGCCGAGTCTCTAAAGAGCGCCTAGAAAGATAGCCCTGTAAAACGTGACTATTTTCCCGAGTAGGATTAAGAAACGCTTCTTGCTCTGCCTTATTCATATCCGAAGGAGGTGCTACCGCTCGAGGAGCTCCTACTGCCTCTTCCTCTCTATAATTTGTCGGAGCTACCGCTGTATCAGCTATAGAGCTTTCCTCTTCCCCAGTGTAATTTGATTCTAAGGAGTCTCTAATGCTGTTAGATTCCTCTACTACCTCTACTACCTCTTCTGTTCTTTCTTCGTTATCCATTCAACCTCTCCCGCAGTTGTTGCATAATGTTATTAGTTAGCTTCTTGTTGTCATCATCAAAGCGCTTATGCGGATCGTAACCTCGCTCGTAAGCGTCGCCCACTTCCACCACTCCCGCTTCTTGATACCGTTTACGGAGCTTAGATTTGCTCGTAAATATCTCTTTTGGATTAAGAGGGTTTCTAGTTGGCTCCATGTCATCTTGAATAAAGAGATCTCTAGCCCATGTTTCCCGCCTAACCTCTTCTATTGGTACTACTTTTTTTTGTACCGGACACCACTGATATAGCTTGTATTTACTCATCATCTAACTCCAATAACATAAGAAGGAGCGTTATCCGCCGCTTCCTATCAATCCCCACTACCTCGCCAAGCTTTGGCTCCTGATAGAGCTTAGCTTGTAAAACCTCTCTTAAAGTCTCTTCCTCTACCTCCGGCGCTAGCTCTACCTGCTCGAGCTGCTCTTGGAGAAGCTGAGCGGCTACAATCTCCTCTAGCCGTTGCTCCTCCCTCTTTCTGCGCTTCCTATCAACGTCCAGAATATCCGAGGTATCTCTTCTAGTAAGAATACCGCCAGGTAAGCCATACAAAAAGTGTAGATGATTCTGAAAGCCACCATTAGTCACTATCTAGCCCTGTAATCGGTAATGCCGTTGCATCAGTTGTTATAGTACGCTCCCCTAGCGTCGTACTGTCATCACTTTTAGTTATCACCAGCTTTGAGCCATTAACCTGTGTGTTATGAACGCCTTGAGCAATCATTCCATAAAGCGATTTTAGCGATAAAGTGTCACCTGTTCCGCTTGCTTCTACATTACTTGTAGACCGTTTCAAAACTGTATCCGCTATCTGTGTAGCTGTAGGTATGCTTCCAGACGTGCTAACTACCGTACTATTCGCTGATTGAATTAAGAGGGTTTGCACTCCTGCTGAGTAAGCGACTGGGTCTCCCCCTGGTCCTCCGACGAGGTTTCCTCCGGCGACTCGTGCAATGTAGTTTCCGACTGGAAACAACAGTTGCCACGACCCCAGTAACTCGACGGTGATACCGACTTGGACGCCGGGTCCGAGGTCATCAAGCCCTGATCCTTTTCCGATTCTTTCATAGATAATTCCCTCCTCACTCCATTGCGCTAACTTAATAGCATCATAGAGAGTATTGCAGTCTACATCGACTACTCCACTATCGACGGCTATTAGCGACGTATCAAAATTGAAGGTAAACGGCTCGCTGTAATATGGCATTACACATCACTGTTACGGCTGGCATTTACACTACCACCAGCATTAGTCACACCTATTGTAGTAGTAAACGGTATTATCGGAGCTACACCGCTACCATTTCTTACGTCCACTCTAGCATTAAAATTAGCGTCATACACAAACAACACTGACTGACTTGTTGTTGTAGTAGCTGTATCTATAAACGGTACAAATACCTCATCGGTAGTTTGTATGTTTTCAGCTAAAGCAGGGGATAAGCCATTAAAGGTTTTTGTTCCTGCTGTTATACTTGTGTAAGTATATCTAGCCCCTTTTATCCGTATTACTCCTGCTGCCGGAGTATCCGTCTTAATTGTCTCACTTACCACAATAGATGTAGCCCCTGAGCTTGTAACTGCTGGCGTGTATTCATCGGTAAGAATACCTCCGCTTCCATTGTCTCTAGCAACCAGAACTCTATCACCTGAAACAAGATTACCTACTGATATTGTTACAGTTGTAGGCGGTACTTGTGTCGTACCATCGTGAGCAATTAGCTGATACTTAGTAGCTTCTGCTGCTAATACTCCTGATACATACCAACCTTGAGCAAAGAAGAACGTACCTCCAGCAAATGTACCGAAAGGAGCTGAAGGTATTTCTGTATATGCACTATTTAGCACTCGATACCGCCAACCTGGTATGCTGTTAAGCGTTGTTGTACTGCCTTCTCTAGTAATGTATTGAAGGTACTGATACGCCTCCTGGAGCGTTATGCCATTAGATAAAGCTATTGTTCCTTTGTATAACTTTGACCCATTACCGTTCCCTAAATCCTGAGTTGTATCGCCAAACGTAATTGCCACATCTGTTGATAGAGCTGCTGCTTGTGCTTCGGTAAGCGTAATATTGCCATCCGTTGCCGTTGCAAGAGCTGCTGAAGTCTCACCACCTGCTGCTAAATTAACATCGAAGTGTGAGTAGGTTTGTGTCCACTTTCGAGAGAAAGCAGTAACATCACCGCCATCTATTAAGGTTCCCCCAGTTTTTACTTTTACTAAAATCTGTATGTGCCCATCTGCCCAAAATGAGGTAAGCTTTGAACCGTTTTGCACTACATAAACTGGGCTATTGGCAACAATACCACCGATAGTTTTTAAGCCGGAATACTGAACATCTGCGCCATCTTGTTTAATTGATCCAAAATTAAAATACTCAGCAGCAGTGTCATCAATGTTAAAAGCTACACTACCATCAGTAAGTAAGTTAAGACGACTTGCTACCGCACTGTCTCTAGGACCATCTAACTTTGACGGATTAGGCGATAGAATATCAAGATCATCATTCCCAGTTGAAGCAGCATCATCAGCTAAATCCTGCAGCCATTCATGCAATTCAAGTACGCTGTAAACCGTAGTACCGCTTGTGTGCCTTATGTCACCATTTGCGCTTATTGAAAAATCGTCACCTATTGCCATATCTTATCCATCACTTAATTGGTTAGCCGTTTGTGTGTTGTTACTGTTAGATAGCGTTGTTGTGGTACTCCACTCCTGATAGTACGGTGATGTAGTTGCTTTACGCACTACTATTTCGACTGGAATATCTGAAGTGTGAGTATATGTGTGGGTGAACGTAGTGCCAGGGATATTATTGTAAATCACTGCTTGCGTGTCTGTTCTTCTCAAAAGCAACCGACTGCCTGACACGATATTACTTACTGTAAGAGTATATGCCGCCGCTGGCGAATAATAGCTTCCGTCGTCGGCTTGCATACGAGCAAACCCTGGAATCTCGTTTCCACTGCCATCTACAACCCGAACGCCTTTGAGCGTTGCCCCTGCTGAACCAAAGACTTGTCCTCGTGCCGTTTCGTAATTTGTACCTACGGGAATCACGGCTTCATGCAACGCTATGTTTGCCAAAGTTCCAAGTAAGTTATATTCGTCCTGCGCTCGATAATAGTTTATGTAATGAGCGATTGTTGCTGGTGAACTGCCGTCTGTCACAACGATTGATATTGAAAAATCCAAACCACCTAATTGCTGCGGCGTGCTGTGAATAGTTACACTTATCCCTGTCGCTGTTGGTGTAGTAGTCGGCAATCCGTTTGCCTCTTGCACGATAGGCAAGATTTGCTCCGTTTCAACAATATTCAAAGGGATTTGTAGAGGATAATATCCCGCTTTTGCTATCCGAACACGTTGCGTTTGATTAGCTTGATAATATTCACTGTAGGTTGTAATCGTATCAACACCTTTTTCGATTGACATTAACAATCCGTCACTGTCGTTAAACAATGCAACAAGCGTATCAGCTTCAGCATTATCAACAATAACTTTTGGCTCGGATAATGGGTAAGGATTTGCCGCAATAATTGCAGGAGTTGTTGTTCCCTCAAGTGTACCTCTCCATGCTATCTTCGCTACGTTAGTTGTTCCAACTAGCTTAAAACGCAATCTACAACCTGCTGGATTTGGGGTTTCGCCGCTTATATTTGCGCCTGTCAACGACTTCCAAGCACTCCAACCGCTCCTGTTATCAATCTGGTAATAACGTGCGTAGTAATCTGCTGAACGATAATTTCCATCAAATAAATTATTTATAACGGTCCAGTCAGTTTCGTCAAAAGTATTAAATGCGTTTATTCCCTTAACGTAATAGTTCCATGTATATATAATTTCCTTGTTTTGTATCTGGTCTTCAGAGATATTTGTAAACGCTGGAAACACCTCTTGTTCATTGCCAACTGTAACCTCAACCATATCTTTTAATCTATCAACCTCGTCTCGCAAATAAGGCGCACAGAAATTGACGCCGACCGCAATACTCGTTTCTGAATTATATACAGCGTCAAAGAAATACGGTCCTGTTGATTTGGCTGCTTGTTTTTTTGGATTGAACTTCATTCGTTTTTGATTGCCGTTTACCGTAATAAAACCTGTTGTGCTGGAACCGTTATCACACTCGGTAATATTCACATTAAATAATCTAATCCCATAAATAGTCGGATTTTCATGAAAGACTTTATAAATTGAACTATCATACCAACCCGAAACTGTAGCTAACGCTTGTTTAGTAGCAGTTGCGCCAGTGTCAGATTCATAGGGATTTGAAGCCGTCCCAATATTTCTTACGTGCAAACGATAGCAGTTAGTAACACTCAATAACCCATAAGCTGAAGTGTTTGTTCCGTAGTCGCCACTTAATTTTGAAACTCCATTTATAACAATGTCGTTAGAATCAAGAAACGTAAACGCAAACCCCTTTGAGTAATTTACTGCGGTTGTTCTTGCGCAAAACGATACGTTGTTGAACGTAAAATTATTTACCCCTGTGGCATTGACAATCGTACCACCGCTTCCACCGCTAATCATTGTTGTATTCGATATACTGCCGCCACTCACTCCAGTTAGCTCTACTGCTTTATCTTTTTCTCCTGTAGCCGCATGAATAAAACTGTCAGTAATTGTAACTGTTTTTGTGTTTATTGCTGTGACGCCAAATGGAGAACGTCCTGGCAATAAATAACAATTTGAGATGCTCAACGTGTCACAACCGTTTACACTTGCAAGAAAGTAATCGCTGGCGCAATTAGTAAGCGTTACTGTTTTAGCTGCGGCACCACTTACCCAGAATTGCAAAACTGAATCCGTTGCACTGGCAACTAACAAAAACTGTGATGAAGTTTGATACCCTTGGAAACCGCCCCAACAAACCGCTTTTTTAATTGTTACATTCAACACGCCTGCAAATTTTGCTGGATAAAGTGTGTTGATATTATAGAAACTACCTTGATATACGTTTGGAACACGCACTTTTGCCCCATTGGGCGGAGCTTTTGTAAACGTAATTAAACCAGTTGCTGTGCTTGTGTAACCTCTAATTGCGTTAGGATAACTTGCGTGCGATGTACTATAATTGCACCACCATTCATAAACCCCTGTTCCTGCCCCAGTTTCAACTTGAACGGCCGCTGTTATTGTTGGCAAGTAAAACTGAAAAGTTTGCGTTGTTGTTCCATCACTTGTGCCAAGCTCGAACCAATCACCATCAACCTCGATTGTGCCATAACCTTTGTATCCATCTTCTCCTGGATAGTTTAAGTCTGTAAGCGTGCTTCTTATCCATCCACGCTGGCCACCTGTTGCGCTGTTGACTGTTACTGTTGCGCTGTTGTTTGTGAAGGTGAGCACGTCATTATCAGCTATTGTGCCTGTCTTTTCTCGCAGTTTGACGTAGCCACTTGTGGGTAATGCTGTACCTGCGGTCATTGGTGCTTCATCACCAAGATTTGCCCAGACACCTAAAAACTCGCCAACTCCAACGGAACTTATTTCAACGTCTGTTGTGCCGTATGTTGATAACGCTGGAACATTACCGCTTGAGGCGTCAAACGGTATCCACCAAACTTTTTTCCCATCAACAAAATACTTTGTTCCAACATTTGTAAAAACCACTTTTGGATTTGCGGCTTGTTGTGAATACTTGTGGTCACTGTCAACAGTCAGTATTGCGTTGTTTGTAATAGTTATTTGTTCCCCATTGCCTAACGCTAGATTGGCTGGGTCATCCATGTTCGAAGATGTGCTAACCGTAATATTTGCCATCTATAACCCCACCACGACAAGACTGTTAGATGAAGACGCTAGGGATACGCCTGTGTTGTTTGTTATGGTAAACGAACTTACGAAGCTCGGTGACAATGCGTTGAACTCAATTCTTTTTACACTGTTAGCAGTAGATAAAGATAACTCATACGCTGAAACACCGTCTGACACTTCTATAGTAGCTCCAAAAGTAGGAGTTATTGCACCTAGGATTATAACCAATCGTACCGCTGGAGAGTCACCAGTATTGCTGACTGTGTAGGTAACACTACCGCCATTTGCCAGGTTATCTAGCTGTGTGCCATCTAACAGAAAGGTAGTAAACCCTGATAGCTCATCTATACGCTCTAATGCTTTTTCAATAACGCTAGTAATACTAGTGCCGATGTTAGTAACAGCCAGAAGATCGCTTTTAGTTGAGTCAGATAGCTGAGAGAGTAAAGATACGCCAAGAGGATACGCCCAGTCAGACGATACACTGCCATCAGGGGGTATAACTGGCGTAGGAGGGGTGACTGGATCAACCACTTAGCTTTCCTCCTCAAGATCCTCTACCTCTATTCCCGCTACATTCCCTAACTCGTCGGTTAGCATATTAGCCCGCCTCTTTCCTCGCTTGGGGATTACGTTGTTTATAACTATGGGGGTTTCTCTTTGTGGAGCCGGCTCCCTTGCTTGTTGGAATTGGCTCATGGCTAAAGCTTGCTCACTCTGAAGCTGCATCCTTACCATCTCTAACTGCTGTTGCTGACTTAAACGCCGCTCCTCGAGGAGCTTTTCAGTCTCGGAAAGTCTGGTAGCTACTCGCTCTAACTCAAGCCGCTGGAGGTCAAGAAGTGACTGCATACGATTATGCTCTTTCTTGATCTCTGAATCCTTATCCTTGCCAGCCGCTTGAGCTTGTATCTTCATCATCTCTAGCTGCAGACCGTTGTTTTTAAGCTCGAGCTCCTGCTGTTGAAGTACTAGCTGTTGCTGTTGGATGTAAAGCTTATCTCTCTCGCCTTGAGCATCTACATCTATTTCGTACTTCTTGATCTCTGCTTTCATTTGCTCGGCTTGCATCTGAGCTTGGAGCTGCATCATTACAGGATCTTGCTGCTGGCTTTGTGC